ATAGTATCCCCCTTTGATAATACCCAAAGGAGTGGATGATTATGACGAAGAAACCTACTAAAAAGGTTTATCATGCCTCCATTTACCTGAGATTATCAAAGGAAGATGGGGATGTTACAACCGGCTCGAAAAATGAGAGCAACAGTATATCGAACCAGAAAAGTTTGATTATGGACTTCCTGAAGGACAAGCATGATATTCAGGTGGTCTCCATTCGTGAGGACGATGGATATAGCGGTGTTGATTTCAACCGTCCAAGTTTCCAGTTGATGCTGGAGGATGTGAAGAAAGGCATCATCGACTGCATCATAGTCAAAGACCTTTCTCGATTTGGTCGTAACTATATTGAGGTGGGTCGCTATCTCGAAAAACTATTCCCAATGTTGAGGGTCAGATTTATCGCTGTCAACGACAACTACGATAGTCTGAATGTTGATACGGCACATGATATTGTAATGCCGTTCAAAAACCTGATTAACGACTCCTACTGCCGAGACCTCTCGGTTAAGATCAGGAGCCATCTGGCGGTCAAACGTAAGAATGGCGAGTTCATCGGAGCTTTCGCTTGTTACGGATATTTGAAAGACCCAGAAAATAAGAATCAGCTTATCATTGATACATACGCCGGTCCGGTGGTGCAGGATATATTCCGCATGAAGATCAATGGCTTTAGCCAATACAAAATTGCGGAAGTTCTGAACGAGCAAGGCATCTTGTCCCCCATGGAATATAAACGCAGCATAGGAGTTCGCTTTGAGACATCTTTTAAGGTGAACCCTAAAGCTGTCTGGAGTGCCAAGGCAGTATCCAGAATACTGACCAACGAGGTTTATACCGGCGTATTGGTGCAAGGTAAGCAAACCACCCCAAATCATAAAGTGAAAGTACGTCAGGCTGTTGAGGAAAAGGATTGGGTGAGAATTGAAAACGCTCATATCCCATTGATTGATCCTTGTCTGTTTGAAATCGTACAGACACTTTTGGAAAGGGATACACGCACTTCTCCTAAGGCTGACTCTGTATTTCCGCTTGCCGGTTTACTGTATTGCGGTGATTGCGGACAGCCTATGGTCAGAAAAACAACAACATATTCTTTGAAAGGCGCTGGCGATTTCCCGTCCCAGAAGTACGCTTATTTTGTTTGCCAGGGTCAAAGCACAGAAAAATCGTGTTCTTGGCATAGAATGAGAGAAAAGGAACTTTTGGATGCAGTTCTTCAAGCTGTAAACCATCATGTAAAAAATGTGTTGGATACGGAAAAAGCTCTGAGAGACATCGACACTGCTCCTTCGGTACAATTTCTGATTCAGAAATATGAAGGACATATTGAGAAGAAAGAAACTGAATTGAAAAAAGCAGAAAAGCTTAAGGTCGGTATCTATGAGGATTTGAAAGATGGTCTTTTGGACAAGCCTGAGTATCTGAAGCTAAAGCAGGAATTTGATAGCAGGATTCAGGATGCGACCGATGCAATCAGAAGTCTCCGTCAGGAAATCTTTGCTTTGCAGGAAAACCATTCTCAGTATTATGCCTGGATGGATTATTTCAAAGAATTTGGAGAGTTGCAGGAGCTTACACGATGGGCTGCGGCAATCACGATCAATCGTATTCTCGTATTCGAGGATAACCGCATCAAAATCGTGTTTAACTTTGAAGATGCTTTCATGCAGGCGCAGGAGCTTTTGAGAGGACTGGAAATGAAGGAGGGTGTGTAAATGGCACGAAAGAAAAGATTAAACACAGCTGCCGTGCTGGGCGCAGAAAGCGTTATCGCATCGGCAATACCAGATGAACCGGTTCAGGGATTTAGGACTGCTGCGTATGTTCGACTTTCTATGGAGGACAGCGGAAAGCTCGATGGATATAGCCTGCAAAACCAAAAGGATCTTCTGATGTCTTTCATCAATGACCACAACGATCTGCATCTTTATAAGATGTACGTTGATAACGGTTATACCGGAACGCAGTTTGAACGTCCTGCGTTTGATGAAATGATGCAGGATATGAAGTCTGGATTGATTAACTGTATCGTGGTAAAAGACCTTTCCCGTCTGGGTCGAAACTATTTGGAAGCAGGAAACTATCTGGAACAGATTTTTCCGTTTTTCAAAGTCAGGTTCATATCCATCACGGATGGGTACGACAGTATTTCCCCGGACTTCACGGACGAAGCACTGATTATCCCGCTGAAAAATATCATCAACGAGGGATATGCAAAAGATATTTCCGTAAAGGTATCTTCTGCAATCGCAACCCGAAAACGACAGGGTAAATTCATGGGCAAGGTTCCTTTGTATGGATACCTGAAAGACCCGGATGACAAAAACCATCTGGTCATTGATCCAGAAGCCTCTCTCATTGTTCAAAGGGTATTCCAGATGAAGTTAGATGGTGTTTCGCTTGGTTTGATTGCCAAGCAGATGAATGAGGAAGGTGTTCCTTGCCCGTCCAAGTATTTTGTTCTGAAAGGACTTTCAAAGGAAACCAAGTACCTGAACTCTTTCTGGGATAGAAATACTGCAAAAAGGATGTTGACCAACAGGATGTATCTGGGCTGCATCGTATACGGAAAATCCGTTCGTTCTTTTGCCAAGGGCATTAAGGAACATACAGTACCGGAGGAAAAGTGGAAAATTGTTGAGGGAACCCATGAACCTCTTATTACGGTGGAGGACTTTGAGAAGGTTCAAGCACTACTGGAGGAAAGCTCCCGTGAAGCAAAGAACCATGCCAGTTATGCCGAAGGTGATGTGCCTAACCTGTTCCGTGGATTGATACGTTGTGCCGACTGTGGCGGTGCCATGCGAATGGGAAAATTCAGAAAGCCCAAAAATGGCAGGACAGAGGAATATCATTATTACGGAGTGTATGAATGTAGCCGACACAAGCTTATTTACGACTACTCCTGTCCTCAAAAAAGCATTAGAAAGGACATCCTGGATAATGCGGTTGAAGAAGCGATACGCTATCATATCCGAATGTTCCTGGATTTAGAGAGAATCATTGCTGATCTAAACAAGAAAACATCGGTCAGAGAAGCTGCTGTTGGGATGCAGGACTTAATAAGGAAGAAACAGCGCCGAATTGCCAAAGTTGAGCAAATGTCTTGCGGCATCTATGAGGATTATCAGGAAGGTATTTTGAATGAAACAGAATACCTGACCTTGAGAAAGACTTACGCAGACGAAGTTCTCTCGCTCACAAAAGAAATCGAGGGGCTGTTGCAGGAGCAGGCTCAGTACGATGAAAACTATCGTGCTGTTGGTTCTCTTTCAGATCTTGCGCACCAGTACAGCGATTTTACAGAATTGTCCCGAGAGATTATTGAAACATTTATTGCAGAAATCAGAGTACATACAGGCGGTAGGCTGAAGATCACATTCCGTTTCGAGGATGAGTTCGAGAAGTTGCAGCAAATCGCAGAAATGCGAAAGGGGGCATAAACAATGAAAGATAAGCCTTATGTTGTAGCACTTTATACTCGAATGTCCAAGGAAGATGACGATGTGGGTCTCTTTGGAAACAAAGAGGAAAGCAACAGCATTACCAATCAGCGTATGCTCCTGTATGATTTTCTCAATACGCATCCAGAGTTTCAGGGCTATGAGGTCATGGAGTTTTGCGATGATGGTTTCAGCGGAAAGCGCATGGATCGTCCGCAGTTCAATGAAATGATGGATTGTGTGAGAACAGGCAAAATCAACTGTATCATTGTCAAAGACTTCTCCCGTTTTTGCAGAGACTATATTGAAATTGGGAACTACCTTGAACAGCTTTTTCCGTTCATGGGCATCCGTTTCATAGCAGTTACTGACAATTATGACAGCAAAGACGGTGGAAAAGAAACAGCCGGACTGGAAGTTGCTTTCAAGAATTTCATAGCTGACTTCTATAGTCGTGATACTTCCAAGAAGCTCCGAAGCGTTCGCAGTGAGATGGCCAAAGAAGGTAAGTTTGCCAGTGCAAACGCTCCTTATGGCTATCTGAAATCACCTGAAGATAAGCATAAATTGGTTGTAGATGAAGAAGTAGCACCGGTTATCCGAAAGATTTTTCAGTTAAAGATGGCTGGTCTATCGGCAAGGAAAATCACCCAAACACTCAATCAAGCAGGTATCCCCTCTCCGGCACAGTACGCTCTTCAAAAAAAGCGTGGAATGGACTGGAGAAGAAAGAACAGCACCTCTGGTTGGGATTCCACAAAAGTAATTGCTATCCTGAAAGATGAAAGATATGCCGGTAATATGGTTTCTCTGAAACGAACCCTGAAAGGTATCTATGGAAAAGATACACCTATTGATAAGGATGATTGGGTACGAGTTGAGAACACGCACGAAGCAATCGTTTCTTATGAGGACTTCTTGAAAACCCAGGATACATTCCTGGTCTATGAAAAAGGTCAGCCCAAGGAAATCAATCGAACCAATGCTTTTGAATGCGCTCATTGTGGTAGAAAGCTCTCTTTCAGCCGAGACCGAAAGAAACTGATTTGCAGATATGGAGAAGTAAATCCCCAAGCTGTCTGTTCTAAAGCAGCGTATCCTGACAGTAAACTTCGTGGTGCTGTAATGGGTGCCTTACAATGGCATTTCGAGCAGTTCCTTCATTGGGAGCAGCTGCGAAAAGTTCAACAGGAAAAGGAAGAAGCCGATCTGGATACTTCTCTTTATGAAAGAAGTATTGCGAACCTTGAGAAAAAGAAAACTCGCCTCTATGAGAAATACCGTGAAGGTGATCTCACAAGAGACGAGTACATGGCACAGAGAAACGAGGTCAATGCAGAAGTCGATGAACTGCAGAACAAAGTCCGGGCGATTGAAGCAAAACGGATGATGCAGAAAAACAGTAATGCAAGGGTTGACCTTCTCTCTGAACTGGTTCATCAGTATAAGGGTGCGAAAACGCTGACTAAGGAACTGGAACGGGTATTCGTTGAGCAGGTTCTGGT